GGGTCAAATGCTCGAGAACCAATACCTTCGCCCGAAATGTAAAATTCACTACTTGATAAATTTCCGGTTGTATAATTTGGTTTGTCTAAATTCTTAATTGTAGTATGAGCTACACCACAAAATTTCCAACTATGATTACCATTAAACATAATCAAAGCTTTCCATTCTGAAGTGCCACGTTTTACACGAATAAGATAAGCATCTTTAAAATCTATTGGAGCATCATCAAAAACTTGTAAGAATTCAAACGAAAAATCACCGACCAATAAGTCATCAGCATCAAGGTGCATGATATAGTCGGCTTTACCCTTAGCACGCTCCATCATCAAAGTTTTGTTGTGGTCAAATCCCACCCACTCATCTTGATATAATTCGCCAGGAATATTTCTCTCTTTAAAAAATGATTTTACAAGTTCTATTGTTTTATCAGTAGAGCCGGTGTCACATACAATCCAATAATCAATGTGGTCAGCTACTGACTCTAATGTTTGTAAAATGCAATGTTCTTCGTTTTTGCACATTGTAGCAAAAACTATGGTTGGTTTTTTTATCATAACTTATGTATTTAAATAATTAAATTCGGATTTTACTTTAACAAAATGTTTGACTTCTATGTTTAGCCATCACAACTTAAACAATCCGGGTCAGTAGCTTTCGTAGCTATGTCACCACGAAGAACCGATTCCGTTCTCATATAATAAAGAGTTTTAATACCCGACTTCCAAGCTTCCATATGCACTTGATTAATCCACTTTGGAGTTGCTTGAGATGGAAATGCCAGATTTAGAGAAACCGATTGGTCCACATATTGTTGGCGAATTCCAGCTTGTTTTACCAAATCTAATTGGTTAATTTCTTTGAATGTTTTAAATACATCCTTTACCCAATCAATTTCTTTGTTTTCAAAGTTAGATTCGGTCATATCTGAACGATTGGTTAGTTTACTATTGAGGTATCCCCAATTGTCTAATTCGGCAATGTCTTGAACTGAACCACCATCTTGTAAGATTTTATCCCAAGTGTCTTTTCCGTTAATACCAATTTTACGGAGAACCTTTTCTAATTCAGGGTTTCTACGAATAAAGGTTCCTTTAGCAGTTTGTTCCGTAAATACATTTGCTGCCCAAGGTTCAATTCCAGCAGATACATTACCACTTAATTTTGAGTTTGATACAGTCGGAGCGATAGCCATCAAGTGAGTATTTCTCATACCTGTACCAACGCACCATAGGGGTTCGCCATATTCTTCAGCCATAGCACGAGATGCTCTTTCAGCTTCAATCTTCATTTGAGAGAAGATTTTACGAGTTTCAAACTGACCTTGTAAACCTTCAAATGGTAGACCTCTTTGTTGTAAGTAAGTATGCCATCCAAGAACTCCAAGTCCTAAAGCACGACCTTTTTCAGCAGAGCGAACCGAATTTTCAAATCCTCTCATATTCTTGGCTCTCTGAATAAACTCTTCTAATACACCATCCAAAAACCAAATTGCGGTGTAGATAAGGTCGGTGTCTTTCCACTCATCATATTTAGCCAAATTGACTGATGATAAACAACATACAAAAGAGTGTGATTCATCCGTGTGAAGTGTAATCTCCGAACAAATATTAGTCATAAAGACCTTTAACCCGTTTTGTTTGTATGCTTCCGGATTGGTCTTATTTACATTACCTTTAAACATAATATAGGGTTCGCCGGTAGCTTTTCTTTTCTGAAGAACCTTGCCCCATTTGCGTCTTGTTTCAGCGTCACCTTCTTCAAGTTTTCTCATAAACTTATCACCGATGATTACTGCTTGGTGTAGGTTTAGAGATTGTCGGTTTACATCACCCTTTGGTTCACGGATTTCAATCCATTGGTCAAAATCGCCGTGTTCAATGTTTAAGTTAATTGAAGCAGCGCCTCTACGAACTGACCCTTGGTTTGTAGCAAGGATTGTTGAGTCGTAGATTTTACAAAATGGGACCACACCATCAGATGTGCCATTGCCGGTAATTTTACTACCTGCGGCTCTAATCATATTAACACCAATACCAACACCACCTCCGTGTTTGGCAAGTAACATCATTTCAAGGTTTTTTGCCCCAATTTCTTGGATTGAGTCACCAACATCAATACCAAAACAAGATATCGGAAGTCCCCTATCAGTACCCGTGTTTGAAAGAACCGGAGTAGCAAGATTAAGCCACCCGCGCCAGATGTAATCAAAAAACTTACTAGCAAGTTGGGGTTTACCCAACCTACGAGCTACTGCGGCTGATACACGCCAGTAAGCATCCTTTGGGGTTTCTCCTACAAGTAGGTATCCCTTTGAGATTGTTTTTACATAAATTTCAGTATTGCCCCAAACCGGGAAATCTATACCAAGTTCCCATCCGAACTCTTCGCCATAATTTTTTGCCATAATTTATCTTTTATTAAAAAATATCTTCCCAATTTTCACCTTCACCCGCTTTGGAATAATCCGTTGGTCGGAGTGCAAAGAAATCGGTGTGAGTCAAACCACCTGTTAAGTGATAGAACCATTCCAACTGGTCGGCTGATTCTTTATCGTAATTAAAGTGTGGGTCATATCCCAACTCTACTAATTTTTCATTGGCTCTTTTACGAATAAAGTTTTTCAAATCTTTTGAGTTAAGATTTTCAAGGTCACCCATTTCAAACATTTTATCAATAAAGTTTTCTTCTAACTTTACAATCAATTCAGCCGCTTCAATAACTGAATCTCTAACATCCGTTTTTAGACCAGGAAACTCATCACACATATGTCTGAAAAGTTGACATCCCATCTTTGAGTGTAGTGATTCATCACGAACTGACCATTTCATTTGTTGACCAATACCCTTTAAAAGGTTTCTCATTTGGAATGAGTAAAGAACTGCAAATGAGGAGTAAAGTGACACGCCTTCTGCAAATGCGGAAAAGATTGCGAGTGAACGAGCAACATCTTCCCTTGCTTCTTTGCTCCACTTTAAATCTTCGTGGTTGTATTCTGCTTTAGTTTGAATTAATAAGTCAAACTTTTCAGCAGTAGCGGGCTCGTGTAAAAATGCTTCAAAATCTTCAAGACCAAGGGTTTCGTTCAAATACGAATACGCTGTAGCGTGAATGGTTTCTTGTGAACCAAACATTATAGCCATTTGTTTAATTTCGTGTTTTGGAAACCAATGGGTTACCATTGTAGTCCAATAATCAGAAACAGCACATTCGGTTTGAGCAAATCCTAAAAGAATGTTTCCCACCAAGTTTTTTTCCGAAACTGACAAATTTTCATTCCAGTCTTTTACATCCCCTTGCATTGGGATTTCGGTATGTAGCCAGAATGCTTGAGCTTGTAATAACCAACCATCGGTATAATAAACAGGATACTCAAAGGGTTTGTATGGGATTCGTTCATCAAATAGTGACATGCGATTTCTCCGTTAAATTGTTAGACATATTTTTGTGTGGGTGAATATACATAGTAGTTAAAAATCTATTTCACCCTTCATTTCTTTATATTTTTGAGCAAGTTCTTTTCTTACTAAACTCTCCCCACCTTTCATCTCTTTTTTGGTTTGTTGACCAGAAATGGAATCTTCATTATAGATAGAAATTTCACCCGTAGAGAAGTTCGCTTTTGATGGAAAAGTCATACCATCAGGACCAAAACGATTCTTAATGACATGCCATCTTCCTGTTCCAGCAAGTTTATCTTCAATCTTACGAGAAAGAGATACTACAAAGTCAGCGGTCATCATTTTTGAAAATGAACCTGCGATTTTGGTGCCTGTAATAATGTCATCATCTGCACCACTACGATTGATTTGAGATGCGGTATAAACGGGTATTTCATACTCCCCAGCCATACCCCTCAAGTCCTCAAAAATGGTTTCTAATTCTTCGTGTCGTTCTTTGTTTGATGGTCCACGCAGTAGGTCAGCATAATCCACTATTACAACATCCGGCTTTTTACCTCGTAAAATCATCTTATCCATATGGGCTTTTAATGAAGTCACGCTGGCGGTTTTGGTTGGGTAATGTTTTACAATCAAGTCTCCCTTAACATTCATAACTGATTTCTTAACATCTTCCATATTGTATTTCAGATTTGCAACTGCAATCTTACTCAAAACAGCATCGTATCTTTGTCCTACATACCCTTCATTTAATTCAAGGGTGTAGTGAGCCACAGTCTTACCTAATTTCATAGCCGCCACGCCGATGTTAACCAAAGACCACGACTTACCGATGCCGGGAGGGGCGGCAAATAAAACTAACTCACCTTTTCCAAAACCACCCTGCGTAATTTCATCAATGCACTGCCATCCGGTTGATACTACATTTCTGATAGAATCTTCATATCGTTCCGTAATCATGGTTTTGTATTCGTGACCCAAATTAGAATCTTGACCTGCCTTCATAGCATCATCAACCTTCTTTTTAATCACATCATACTTACCTTGTTCTAATAACTCTACGGAATCAAGAATGGCGTTCTTTATACATTGATTTTTACAAAAGTCAAGGGTTTGTTCTTTAACATAGTCTAAATCATCGCTTTCAAGGTGATTCCACGCAAATTTAAGTGTATCTACAATACTTGTTTTTAGAACATCCCTATCTACAGTATTAATTCGGACTTTTAAAACATCCAGCGTTGGTAGTTTTTCGTATTCTTCAAGATAAGACATAATCTCACGAACCAACCACTCTGATGCTTCTGAATCAAAGTATTCTGATTTTATAATGTCAAATACTTGGCGAGAAAAACTCCTATCACTTAACAGCGCCGATATAATTTTATTTTGGAATGATGTTCCGTATTTACTTCCGAATTTTTCCATAGACACTAATATACGACTTTATTTTGAACTATCCAAATGTTTCTTAATTAGATTGTCTAAATTTAGAAAAGAATTTCTTAACCAAGAATCTACATCAGCAAAAGCGGTATATAATTTGTCACCCATAAACATTTTCTTAAACTCTATAATATCTAATCGGTGAGTTCCACCATCCATAATATTACGAATGTTTGATGTAATGGATGATGATATTTCTGGATTTCGTAATTGCATAAGGTCAAAATTCATTCGTATAACATCTACATTATCCATCAACTTTTTTGATAGTTTCTCATCTACATTAGAACACTCATTTATAAACTCATCTAACTCCAATTCACCATTGTTTAAAAACGACATTTTGGCTTCTATGGTCTTATCACCAACACCTTTAACACCTTTGATATTATCAGAAGTATCTCCGGTTAGGACACGATAAAACACAAGATTTTGAGATATTACACCATATTCTTGTCTAACTAATGATTCATCATACATTTTCTTTTTATTAGAAGACCACACTTTAATTCGTGGGTTTATCAATTGAAGAAAATCTTTGTCTGATGATACAATTACCACTTCTTTTTGGAAATAGTGGTTTGCAAGATATGCTATAATATCATCCGCTTCAACGTGGTCAATATATGTCAACGACACCGGTAATACTTGTAGGTATTCAATCAGTCGTGCGAACTGATACCTCATTGATTGTTGTTGGTCTTCAAGGTCTTCATAACCAGCCAATCGGTTGATTTTGGTTAGACCGGTCCGACCTTCTTTATAACCACTATATTTTGACTTTCTACGTTGGGACCCGCCCTTACCATCAAATACTACAACTACACGAGTTGGTTTGATAATTCTGATGGTTGCTGCGGTGGATAACAAGAAACCTGTTATACCACCACAGTGTTCACCATCATCATTTAACGCAGGAACTGCCCCAAAGACACGAATGAACTGATTCAATCCATCTACAATAAGCACTCTATCATTTAGGTGTTCTTCTTTAACCTCTAAATGTTCTTTCTTAACTTCTTTAAGGAGTTCTGCGTATTTACTAATCATCAAAATCGGTTAATTCAACATTATCAATGTTTGATTGAGCACTTGACTCTTTGTAAGACATAATGTAAGTATCACAAATTTTTTGATAGATTGTTTCTTTCAATTCTGGTCGTGACTCCATCATTTCTTCAAAGTTCTTGGCTTGGAACTTAATTTCTTCGCCAGTTTCAGTATCCACATAGGTATACCAAGCGCCTGACTGATTTACAAGTTTGTAGGTCTTCATCATTTCTAACCAAGAACCATAATTGTCAATACCACTATCAAAGTAAATATCATAATCAATAGAGCGAAGAGGTGGTCCCATTCGGTTTTTAACCACTTGAGCGCGGGTTTTAATACCCACAACTTGGTCTACACCACCAACTTTTGCTTTTAACTGACCCATTTGTTTTAGTCTAATACGACACGATGAGTGAAACGCAATTGCTTTACCACCGGATGTAGTCCAAGGGTCACCAAAAGACACACCCATACGGGTACGAAGTTGATTTGTAAAGATTAAAGAGATTCGTTCACGCCCAATTAAGTTCGTGACCTTTCTCATAGCCTTTGAAATGATAATTGCCTTTTGAGTTGCATATCCAGCTTGGTCGTAATCAGCAGAAATCTCAACTTTAGTAGAAGCCCCAGCAACGGAGTCAACTACAATAGTTACCAATTTCTTTTTATCACCATCTGCTGCACGGATTGATTCAATGATAGAATCAATTGCTTCAAAAATATCTTCTATTGTTTCCAATGGAACATACAACATTTTTTTAATATCAACTCCAATCGCCTCAAGAAAATCTTGGTTCAGTGCGTTTTCGGTATCAATATAAACACCAAGCCCACCCTTCTTTTGAGTATCTGCAATAGCGTGAGCTGCGAGTAGTGATTTACCACTTCCTTCTAAACCCGTAATCTCCGTAATGCGACCCACCGGCAAACCGCCGTGGGGGCGGTTTGCAATGGCGAGGTCTAACATTGGGGAGCCAGTAGATACCCACTCATCCAAATCGGTGGGGGTTTGTTCTGACCCATCCAAGAAGAAAGCTACCTTGTGGACAGACTTAAACTTCTTATTGAGATTAGAGGCTAGGATAGAAGATAGTTCATCACGAGATGATTCTACTTTTTTAGCCATAAATTAATCGTTGAAAAGGTCATCAAATGCTTCTTTAACATTAGAAGCTTTAGAAGTTGTTTGAGCTGGAGTTGAGGGTTGTGAAACATCAGCTGTTTCAGTTTTACCATCCTCTACCTTGCCAGTTTCCAACCATTGTTGAAGCATAGACTCCATTTCATCGTAAGACATGCGTTTGAACATAGTTGATAAATCAATTTGTTCTTTTGCCATCTCCAAGATGTTTTTATCTTCCGAAATAGAGGTTGTGTTTGGTTTAACACGAATTGAAGTTTCAGGGTAAGATTTACCAACTTCAGCTGCGGTTTTGAAATCTACCGTAACATCACGACCATTCACAGGGTCGGTCAAATCACCATAGTCAGGATCAGCAAAGAAACCAAGAAGTTCTTGATAGACTTGCTTACCAAATCCCCAAAACTTAACACCTTCAGACTCTTCACCACGAACCAACACAGGAACATAAGTTCTCATTTTGGGGGTGAGTTGTTTTGCAAGGTTCCAGTCATCACGATTACCACTTGCCTTCAACTTTTCAGCGAACTCTACAATAGGGTCAGCCTCACCAAATGAAATTGGTGAAATGACATTCTTACCACCTAAATCAAAGTGGAAATATAGTTCGATAAAAGGGTTGTTGGGGTTGTGGATATACGGAAGAATCCGTACTTGTTGTTTGCCGGGAGTCGGCTTCCATAAATTGTCCGTTTTTTGGACTTTTGTCTGAAGAGAATTCAGACGGTTGCGGATTGCGTTTAAATCAATAGCCATAATTGTACCATTTTTTATTATTTGTTAAACATTAATTAGTCACTAATATACAACATTTGGTTGACAATTCCAAATGAGGTTCGTTATTTTTTAAAAATATTTTTCATTCTTAAAACCAAATCCATAAGGTTTGGATAATTTTGTTCTATTTCAAGTATTAATTTATCGGTAATATCAAATCGGTCTAAATCATTTTGCATATAATTTATTTTATCTCCCCATAAATGTAATATACCTGCCTTTGAAAATGAAAATTGTTCGTTTGTATATCCATTTGTGTTAAAACTACCATAATATGGGCTATCACACAATGATTTAAATTTATACCCACCATTTACTATTAATGACCCTAATACTTTTTGTTCAACATAAATTGTCCAAGCCCAACTATTATATGATGGTGTTGTATATTGTGTAATTCTTTTTGAAAAATTAGTAGCAACCTCTAATAGTTCTTTTGGAATATCAATATTATTAAAATTTACCAATGCGGTGTTTATTGCGGGATGTGTAATTTTACCATACTTTAAAAACAAATCACTATATAATGGTGATTTATATATGTCTGGATATAAATTTTCTAAATCATCAATTTCGGAATGACCAAATATAACATCTTCACCCATTTGAATTATTGGTCTATTAATATATAAATCCGCATCTATACTTGTAAAAGGTTCGGTTTGTTTTGCATGGGCAAACATTTTTGGATATGTCCAAAATATAGAATAATCAATATAATTTGGAAGTGATTTAAATGTAGAAACATCAATAGAATCCCAAATAAATTCAAGAGAATTATCTCTAATAAAAGAATAAAATTTATCATCACAAATTAATTTTATTGGACCGTTATAGGTTCTCCAATGATATGATGATAAAAGAAGCGTTAGTGCTTCAAATAGATACATATTATTATATGATTGTGTAGCGTATCTACTTCTACCCGTAAATGAATATACGGAATGTATCCCTAATAAATTTCCCATAATTTTCAATTTTCATTACAAATATACAAAACATTTTAGATTTTTCCAAATTTATTGCTGAACATCTACGATGCGAAACAAACTTGTTTTCAAAACCTTGTATGAATCCCCATTGGTGAGTATCACACTGTTTCTATAAATATCCCAATCAATTTGAAAAGACTTATCTACCACACCACCATTTAGGTCTGATATTAGTCTATTTAACGCATTGATGGTATACATTGTATTTGATTCTTTTTTACGATGAACCATTATTGTGTTTGGTAAGAATGAGTTTTCATTTGTTGGAATGATGTTATAGCTAATTACCAATTCTTTTGATGGTTCTAATTTTAGGATAAAGATTTTTCTACTGAACAACTCGTGAGTTTTCAGAATTGTGTTTACAATACTTTCAAATGATTCTTCGTTTGTGAAGGTGCATAACAATTGGGTTTTCACTCATATCTCCGTAATTATCCGTTTTTCTTAAAACATTTTTGTATTTCAGGGCTATAATTATAAACCGTGGATAATTTACCTAAATCACCTTGCTTTGAGCGTTGTTTTTTTTCACCAATAGCAATTCGTTCTCCCTCTTTTGTAACAGCGTACACAATTTTAGAACCACCGGTAATTACATCACTACCACGTTTTGTAACTTCACGTTCCTCACCAACTTCAAAATTTGATATCATATTATTTTTATTTGAAAATGGCATACATTTACTTAATGTATCTTTATCAACCTTAACACCACCACTCTCTTGATAGAATGCATCGGAGTCCGAATAAACACCTTTTCCACCAAACATCATGTTGAGGTGTAATTTTTCAACAACGGATTCGGCTTCAAGGTAATTACCCATACCAACTTCAGTTCCATCATCTAACTTAATAGTAGTATCATTGAGTTTATTTAACATATTCATATCACTTTCAATGGTTTTTTTTCTGATTTCACCAATGTTTCCACCAATCTTTGGACCATCCGTAGCTTTGTTCATATCAGAGATAAGTCGTTGTTGGTCTTTTGTAAGTGTTGATTCTGGATTGTTAGCATACTTAACAAATGCGGTTGTCATTTCGGCGTCAGTTGGTGGGTTTGAGTGACCTTCTGGTAATTCAGCCAACATAGCTTTATTAGGTTTTTTACTTAAAAGTTGATTAGTAACTGCCTTTTTCCAATACTTATCGGGCTCTCTACCAGCAGATGCTGTTTTAGCAATGTCCGCGAGTTTGGAGGGGTCTTGTTTTAATAAGTGTTTTGCGGGACCAGCGGTTACATTATCCAATTCGGCTTCTAACCGTTCGTGTTCTTTTACGGATTCATTGATGATAGATTCTACCTTTTCGGCTTGTTCTTTTGTGAGTTTACCGTTTTCAGCGAGTTTTTGAATTTGTTCTTTTTTAACTTGACCTTCGGCTCTTAATGAAGATTGTGCTACAATAGCATTTACATTATCTTTATCCGAATAGAATGTCATATATGTATCGCCGGTTTTTTCATCGGTAACAAATATAGCAGTATCCGATGGATTAGCGCCACCTCCCCCACTTCTGATGATTTTGACAGCCTCTTCTTTAGATACTTCAGTATTACCCAACATAACTTTACCTTTAGTAGAGTTAATCATATTTTCTTGGGCCTTCAATCCATTCTTATCACCAAAAAATGGAGTTGCTTTTGCATTTTCTAATCCGTTAACATTTACAATTTTTTCAGTAATGTGATTATTCTTACTTTGAGCAGCACGGGTTGCGATAATACATTTTCCAGCAAGACCTACTGAAACTCCATACTTTTCAGCAATATCACGAGCTTCTTTTAGATTAACGCCCGTAGGTGGCGCTGTTCCATCATTTTCATCAGCAAGACCCGACCCCTTTAACTTATTAACATTACTTTCAAGTTGAGAGTTATAATCAAATGGTTTACCGGAATTAAAGGAATCCGTAGCTGATGTAATGGACACGATTTCATTTAACATAGAACCTGGCGAACCTGGTGCTCCTTCACTATCACTAAAACCCACCTCTATAAAAGAATTTATTGACTCTTTGTTTTCTTGAGGGTCAAACTCACCCTTTTCTAATTTTTGTTTTGAGGTATCTCGTTTGGCTTTTGCAGTTTCAATTTCATCATCACTAGCAAGGTCTTGGGTTTCGGCATTGTGTTTCTTAACCTTATATACTGAACCGGACTTTTTATTTTTTACATAAATGTCTTCATCAATATTTTTTTCTTTTTTATCTAACTCATCCTTTTCAATTTGAGTTAACATATCGTATTGGTCAAGTTCCTTTTCATTGGGGTCTTCTTCTTTTTTAGGTGGGATTGGACCGCCACCTTCTAAAATAGCCAATACTAATTCTTTAGCTCTTTTCTCATCAAATTCTTCTAATAAAACTGAATACAATCCTGCAACAGACCTTTCGCTTAAAGGATTGTTGTAAAGTTCGTATCCGACTTCATTCCACCATTTTTTGGAAATACGTTCAATGAGTTTGTTCATAAGTATAAATATCAAATATGTGTTGTAACCATTTCTTTATAGTTGTCACCTACTTCAACGCCAACGGGGAATCCATCTTTTTCCATTATGGATTTTACTTCACTAATATAATTTACATCATCTTTATGGACATCAAACAAAATTGAGTCATATGTGTAAAGTATTGGTAAAGAGTGCTGGGTTTTTAGTTTAGACAATTTATCAAGTATAATTATATTCCTTTCGGTCTCAACGGACTGAAGAATGTAGTTAAATAGTTTATTTTTGTTCAAATCATCAGAAAAAACTATCTTTCGTTTGAATATTGGTGTATAAATTACCTTATCTACCAAGAACTGACGCCATAGGGTCTCAATATACTCTGCGGTTTTACTGAAAAATGGGATATGTTTGTATTCATCTTGGACCCCACCATATAATTGTCGAAAGGTGATGGCTTTTGCGTCTTTGATATCTGCCCCATATTGGTCAGCCAACCATTGGTGTGCTTTTATGTTTAATGGAATGTCTACATCTATAAGTTTACCAATGAGTCGTAGGTGATATCCATCAAAGTCAAGTTGGTATAACTTACCACCCACAAACCTTGATATAAACCTACTACGAACCTCACCATCCTTTGGGAGAGCCGCATAGTTTGTTCCACCAAATGCGTTAGATGGTCGTGATGTGGTAGTCAACATATTATATTGAGTATATTCAATACCATCCGCAGTTTTTAGTCCACCCAACTCCATCCAATTTAAACTTTTAGGATATAGTTGTGAAAATTTACTTGAGGTCGTATTTTGCGACCACAAGTTTTTCCAATCTTGGAATTGTTCGTAGTGTTTCCAAATGGGGATAAGGTCGTTTGCTCTTGGAGCTTTTCTTCTACGGAATACCGTATAAATTGGTTTCTCATCTACATCAAAATTTGACGCCTGATGGAATAACTCCATTTCAAGGTCAAACATATTGTCTATGTAGTCATAGTGGTGTAAGAACTCTTTTAAACCCACTACACATACTTCTTTAAATGGTTTAAAATCAATCTTTTGTGAAATTGTAGACGCTTCTATATTTTGGTAGTTTACAAACAAGTCCAACTCACCATCGGAAATCAAAATAGATGATATACGAGAGAGCCGTGGGTGTTTCTCCAAACTTGATAGAATGGGGAACACCACGACCTTCTCGGAGAGTTCAGAGAGATGTTTTTGTAATTCTTCCTGCGTGTCTACTATTTTCACACTACAAATATACGAAATTATTCGCTAATATCCAAATCACGGATGAGTTTTTGATACTCTTCCCACTCATCGGCTTGGATTTCAATGTCCCTATACTCCCACATTATCGGTAAAGGGTTACGAATGAACCAAAGTGTCGGTCAAAGACTTGAAGGAGGTTCTCATAGTCACCACTTTTCATTTCTTCCATAATCTTACTACCATCTAACTCCAATTGTTTAGCAAGGTTACTTGCAGTTCCAAGAAGAAAAAATGCGTTACCTTGAGGACCTGTGAGGTCAATCTCAATGCCTCGTGTTTTGGGGAAATTTACAATAGCCATATCTAATTATTTTACAATTTCAATCATTCCAAGGGGAACATTGTAGAAACCAACCCCATTTAACACAGACAAAGAAGCTTTAGCTCGGTTAATCTTTTCAACACGAAGTTGTTTACCCATTAACTTGGGGTGATTCACTTGGACAGTAGCCCCAACCCACAAACCCTCTTTAACATCAAGGGCGGTGACACGGCGTTTCATCTTAATGACTTCAACAACTCGTTGGTTCAACATACGGAGGTCTTCAAGGGACATTTGGTTTAATTCAGCGTAATTCATAGTTTTCATTTGTTTATTATTACTATATAAAGATACGAAAAATATTGGAACTGCCAAATTCCTAATGTTAAGAAATTGTTAAATCTTTCTGAACTCGGTAAAGTTTGTTATGTAGTTTACTATCCCTTTGACTTCTCTTTCAGCCAAATTTACCAATCTGCGGTTGGTGTCTTCAATTCCGGGCTCGGAGCCCGTATCGTTAATTGGGCCTGTTATCTTCCAAGTAATTGTTGTTTTATGGAAATTCTCTGGTTGGACTTTTTTGTAATCTCGTATTGAGGTTTCCATAATAATGTTGGTTGACATACTTCTTACAAAGTATCTATTTAAAAATCCTTTTAGATAATCACTTTCAACAGGCGTTGGTTTAGAATAGTTTGGAAAAAAATACTCACTTATGACTCCCTTTTTTGGTAAATCATCGTAATCAAATACTTCTTTTACCGATTGTTGACTTACATCCTTGTATGGTATCAATTTTTTTGATACATCTCGAACATAGGATGCTTGAGTAAAAACTTCACCTGTGGTGTAGGTGTGATACCCACCAATGTATTCTTTACCATCTTCGGTCATCCATTGTTTTCCGATGGTGTATAATCCTTTTTGGATTTTTCCCTCTGGGTAATATATTCTTCTTCTACTCATTTTATGTGTTAATCATCATATAACCAACAATAGTCGTGTCCCAATTACCATCCGATACAGAGTGTTCAATTTCACCTACCGCAAAGAACACATCACCAAAACCACCGGGTAGATTATCTACCGTAAATGTGTTAAAAAACTGAATACCATCTACTCCATCAAAGGTAACGCTTAAGTTAATTGAGTATGGAATACTTTTTGCAGATGGGAATAATTTACTCATAAAGTGTTTTCTTAAAATGGTTCTAAATTCAGAAACTTCATTCATGCTGTAGTTATCACCCATTTGTTTGATTTTCTTTTTAAGGTCTTCATCAGTAGTTTCCTTTGCTCCATCAGCACCATCTTCATTCTTTGGAGTGCAATTAAAAACTTTTTTGATTGCATTATTTGGATATTTACCACTACCACCGGTGTAAGCAATTGCTGACATCTCAGCATCTAAATTAGATGACATACTAATTCCTTTTATAATAGAATTAGGCGTAAGGGTTTTAAATGTATATCCAGCCCCTTTGCTACCCTTAATATCATTATGTCGGTTTACTATGGTATAAGTTTTAACACCACTTGATTGTGGGTCTGATTGTAGATAACAATTCACAACGGAGCCGGTTTCAGTTTCTATCTCTTTTAATAGCTGACCCATAAATTGGTGAACTGTGTATGATGCTTGTTCACCTTCTTTTTTACGCTCTAATAATTTATTTTCTATCTCAATTATTAAACCTGTTGAAATCCAAATATCTTCTACCTTACCAATGGTTCCACCAATAGCACTAAAATCATTAGTTTTTCCACCCGTAGTTTTGTAATTAGCACCAAGACCCGGCATTAAAATTCGTGAAGGGTCGGCTGATTTTAAAATAGAGTTGTATACAAAAGTTGCTTCATTGGATACTATTTTTCCGTTAGGAGCCATTGCAGTAGAAACTAAAAATGAAACTATTTCTTTTAATTGAACAAATGAAACAACTATTTCATTTGCACTACCTAATGATGTTAACATCTCCCAAGAACTTGTTTCTTTTTGGATTTTTATAACACCATAAGGACCATTTGCTTTAGCTTGCCCTTCTTCTAAACCATCGTTTATTACACCACCATCTTCATCTCTACCAAGGTCTAACGCATCATTAACTTTTACTTGTAGTTGTGCACCTATACCAAAATATTCCGTTTCAGATCCAGAGGGGTCTTTTGAAGTTGATGGTTTAGATGATGGTTTAATAACAA